CTTCCTGATTCAAGTAGCGGAGACTATGTATTTAAAGAGTGGACTCTCTACAAAAACATTGATCGTAAGTGTATTAAAGTAATGGTAAAAGATAATGCCTTTCCTGAAAACACTCCTAAATTCTCAGAGTTTGGAATAGACTTTCAAATGCCATTTGAAATTGAAGTTGATCATCGATATTTTCAATCAATATTTGGAGTAAATTCTGAACCACGAAAAAGAGATTTTCTCTATTTTCCTCTACTTAACCGAATGTTTGAGATTCAAGGATCATATCTACATAAGGGATTTATGATGGCTCCTACTTTTTGGAAAATACAACTTAAGAAATACAATCCAAATATTGATATGTTGCTCACTGATGATTCCAGAAGCTTTTTAGATAATGTCATACTTAGTGCAGAACAATTATTTAGTGAGGAGGTAGAAGCAGATATTAAAGATGCAACTATACCTGCTCAATACTCAAAGATCACAACTACCTTTGATTCATCACGTAAAGCAATCCATCCAGATATTACCATACGTCCTTTAAAATATACTTTTAACTTTGCTCCATTAATAGAGAATTATTATGACTTGAGTAATATCTTACCAGTTGATCATATTGCTGAACTTACTTCTGATTCTCCAGCAGTAAGTGCAACTCAACAAGTTTACACCTTGCCAAGTCTTGATAAAACTCCTGCTCCATTAAATGACGTTATACTTGCATATCAAGGAAGTAGTTTATATCGATTATGGAAAAATGGAGCTATTATGAACTATGATAAAAATGTTAAGGCATCTAGTGTAAGATATTGTAGGGTTAGGGGACCATTTGACACTATCCCAAATCATATCGGAACAAGCGACTCGGGTCGATATATTAGGATAGAGGGTTATCGAAATGTCAGTCTGACCGACCAAAGAGACATATTGTTTGACCAAACTGGCCCAATCGATACTGCCTCTTTTAAACTAAGAGAGTCCGCAATTATTTACAATGCTGTACCTCAATTTAATTCTACTGATTCTAAGAACATATCATTTACGTGTCTATTTAATGTGCCGAGCACAGCAGATTCAGTCTACTTTATCAATGGTTATGATGACGACTCTCAAAAGGGTCTTAGAATATCTGCTACATTTAATAGATACTCGTCTTCCCTACCTGAGGGAGATCTCAATATCAATGTTGAAATTAATTCGCAAACTAAGACGTACACTATTAATAATTTCATAAGTTCTACTTGGCATGCACTGGTGATTTCAATATCGAATGAGTTTCTACAATGTGGTGCATATATTTACTCAATTAAAGAGGACCCTAGTGATCTTATAAATCATGATAGTTTTGTAAGATTACTTGCTTCGACTTCTTCTTTTTCACAAGAGACCTTTGAGTTAGACCAAAAATATTATTTACCTAACTCCACTCTATGGATTACTAATCTTAGATTGTTTAATACTATGATCAGGGAAGAGGACCATGACTTTATCCTAAGTCAACAGTTTTTAAAAGACGAATCAATGCTAATTATGATTGATAACTGTAGACCACAAACTAATTTACCATATATTGCTAAAAATAGATAACCTATGAAAGTAACAAATAATGAAAATGTACGTAATTCAAATGTACAAGATATATTCTTAAGAAATGCAACACTATCTCTACTTGATCTTTTAAATCGTGAAGTAGTAATACAACTTATTAGAGATAACAAAATAGAAGACCATGAGATTCCATTTTTCTATAACTTTGGCGGAGATGAAGGATTCATGAAAGACTTTTTTATTGAATTACCGACTGATTGTAAATATCCAAGTCATGCTGAGGGTAATTATGAAAAGATGCCACGCGGAATAGTCACTCTTTCAAGCTTTGCAATCAAGCCTAGTGATAATACAAATAAATTTGTTAGGGGTAGTTTTAATCAAGAGACTAGCGATGATCAAGGCAAACGTTCAATGAAAGCATATTCAGCAATGCTGTTTAGCTTACCTATGTCTCTTACATTTAATGTAAAAATTGAAAGTGACAACATCAATAAAACCTTTAAGATCATGGAAAAGATTTTTGATTTCTATTATAAAAATCAAGTAAGATATTTTCAATTTAGAGGAGTTAGGATACCTGCACAAGTAACCTTTCCAGATTCTGCACAATTTACTAAAAGTTATAGTTTTACTTATACTGATCAAAATACTGTTTCAATTTCATTAGATTTAAATATGGAGACTTACTTTCCGAGCTTTGACGATCATTCGCTACGTTATAAAGGTAATACGATAAAACAATTTAATTTAAGAGAAAATACTGGCGGCGATAATGCGACACTCGGTGATACTTGGATAGATCAAGATTATCCACCAAGCGAATAAATAATTAAATATGGAAACAAGAATAAAAAGCTTTAGTCAATTTATAGGTGGAGGAGAAATCTCTGAAAACTTAAAGTACCATGTAGATAATAATAATAGTATTGCTGAATCAGTTTTTAGACCTGGTTCAAATGCTCATATTACCTTATTGTGCGAGGCTCGAGAATTATTCTTTGATGGGTCTTTGGAATTGGGACTACCTGATAGGCAGCTATTTGAATCTACTGATTTAGGTTTAGTATCTAGCTTTAGGGGACACTCCGTTCCATTAGACCTTCCTTTGGAGATACTTAATCTAAATGAAGAAAAGAAACAACGACTCGGTAGGCCTGTTAGGGGAGGATCTAAAAAATACGTAGTATATGTTAGGAATCCTCAGACTGGAAACATTAAAAAGATCCAATTCGGCGATCCTAGCCTAAACGCAAAGGTCTCTAATCCTAAGGCTAGAAAATCCTTTGCTGCTCGACACAATTGTGCTGAGAAGAAGGACCGAACTAAAGCTGGATATTGGGCATGTAGAATCAATCGATACGCTCACCTTTGGGGAGGAAAAACTTATCCTGGATACTGGTGATTTATAAAGAAGTTGACATATCAGACGATTCTATAATTAGGCTTTTTGATGAGTCGATCGACCCGATCGAGCTTAAGTGGCACCGTGACGATGAAGACAGATCAGTGGTTGCCGTAGGTCAAACTGATTGGCAAATCCAATTGGAAAACGAATTGCCCAAAGACCTAGACATTCCAGTTTTTATTGAAAGAGGACAGTGGCATAGATTAATAAAAGGGCATCGTTCACTAACAATAAAAATAGTTAAATCAATATGAAAAACCTAGTAAGATATAGCCAATATTTAATAAATGCAGCAGGTCCTAGTAAATCATGGGCAAAAGTTAAAAAATTAAAATAATACATGTTATTAAACTCAAGACAAAACGGATTTATATTCCACTTTCCACCAGATTATTTTGATGCAGAGGTTAAAGAAAAATATAAAAAATATTATCAGAGCCTTATCTTGCCATATGATACAATAAATGATTTTATGTCGTCTACTGTTCAGTCAATTGATTTTCCAGGCTGGCAAATGGACCCAACTGTACAAACTAGATTATTTGGCAAGAAACAAGAATATAAGAATTCAACTCAAGTAGTTGACTTATTTACTAGGGAATTTTCAATAACTTTTAAACTTACTGATGCTTACTTAAACTATTTTATATTTTTAGAGAATAGTTTAAAATATTTAGATTTTTCAAATAGGGATCAGCCTACTTTTTCACCTATGCGATTATCTCTATTAGATAATGAAGGATATTTAGTGAGTTCTATTATTTTTAATAGACCAGTATTAAAATCACAAGAAGGGTTTAAACTATCGTACAGTTCAGCGACTCCAGACTTTAGAACATTTACTGCAAAGTTTGCATATTTTGATTTCGACATTGAGTTAGATTTTAACTAATCTCGCACCCTCTAAGAGAAATATATAAATCCTCATTAGTTACACTAAATAATGGAGGTAAACCTATTCTACTATACAAAAAAAGGAAGCCGATTAGCTTCCTTTAATTCTAAAAATTATTTTTAAACAAATGATTTAACTATCTCTGACCCTGAACTATTCATATATTTAATGATTAATCTATCATAATTTGTTACATGACATATCGGAATAGTTCGATATTCCTCAGATTTTAATTGAATCAAAACTGACCCGTCTGAAAAATCAACCGCATATGCATGAGTAGCATTCAACTCAGAAGATGACCATATAATTTCAGTTGTATTGATTCCTAGAGCAACCCTATTTGTATAGACTTCAAGAAGTTCATCTCTGCTTGGAACAAATGAATTCCTAGTTATAAATGGATCTCTATAAATACTCGATAGTGCTCCATTTTCGTTCCACTTATCAATTATATAACCACCAACCTCAGTATTTCCAACACCGTATCCGAGAGCAGTAGCATCTACTGCTTGAGGATGTGCGGTTGTTTGAGCAGTAAGATCTGCAAAAAATGGTTTTGGATCAATTGTCCCATGATCTGATTTAAAGTAAAACACAGTGTCTCCATTTTCATCTAACGTAGTAAAAATTACAAAATCAAACTGATTATTATTTAAAGACGATACTTGCAAATCATATTTTGCTGTTGTAATAACTGTTCTAATAGAAGAAGTTAGCTCAGGTCTCAGAAAAAGAGAAGACGATCCTTCCTTTGGCATACATACGAAATCATTATTTACACAATATGATGGCACGATCGTTTCTTTAATGTTTGATCTAAATGTGTTACCTGAAACATATGCTCCAAATTTACAATTATCGACTGATCCGTAAAACACATTTCCGCTTATTTCCTCTGCCTTAATTCCAGGCCCAAATGCATCATTAAGCTCAAGATTATCTCCAAAATTTAAACCAAATTCAGTATCACCAATAGTATTATACGCTACTATTCCAAGTGAGGTTCCGTAAAACTTTGATCCAAATACTCTAGGTAACTTACAATATGACATTTCTCCATGGATCTGAGTAAAATCAATTGAACCTATTTCACATTTATAAATCGATGCTCTTCCAGTAAAAAGAACATTAGATAATTGATTAATATTACTTGCACTAATATTAATAGAACTTGTGAGTTTTTCAAAAGCACATCCATATATGTTATTAATATCACATAATGATATTGACACATTATAAAAATTCCAATTTGGGTCTGTATGTAAAGTAGAAGAATTTAAGTCTGAAATCGTATTAAAGTTTACTCTAGAAATATAGGTCGGAACTTTTATTTGAGATAATTCAAACCCATTACTATTCTCAATGTCTAGGTGAGTCTGTACGTTATTTACAATAGATATGCGATTTCCTACAAACTCTCCAAATGAACAGTTTTCAATTGTATTACTTATATTTTTACTAAACTCTCCAAGTACCAACGTTCGTTTAAGAGCCAATATATTATTGTTATAGATATTCGAGTTGTCAAAAGTAACGTTATAAATAAAGTCTATGTTATTGTCGTACACATAGGGCTTTTTAAAAACGACATTCGGTAAATCAAAATCAACTTCTCCATTGATATAATTAAAGTATGCTCCTCCAAACGTATTATTATATACTCCAGTCATGTCATCAAACATTGGAAATATCACAGAGTTACTAACACGATTCCACACATTATTGTAATATACTAACCAGTCGCCTATACTAACCGTTATGTCACCAGATCCGAAATTTCTAGTCCCAGCCGTAATACATACAAACTCATTAAAGTCATTTGATATTGGTGGATTACCATCAGCTAGAGATGGAGTATCCGTTTCAATATCATATTGGTGTTCTACTGCAACCTGATTACTCCAATCAAAATACGATACATAATTAAAAGTATAGTTGGGGTTAGGGGAACCGTTTGGTACATAATATCGTTTAAATAAGACGGTAGCGTGGTCAAAATCAGTAGTGTTTTCAAATTCATCAGTTCTTTCAATGACCCGACCCTTAGTCTCTATCCCATTGATTGGAGTTGTAAATTCCAATATATATTTTAGTTTGTCCAATGGCTTGCTTTCTTGGAACGCTTCTTCTTCCAATTGTGACTCTGATGCTGCCGTTACTACTATAGGATCGATACTTGTGTAAATCGTTTCAATGGTTGAACTTAATCCATATTCCGATTGATAATCAGGTCTATCATATATAGTTTGAAAATCAGTGATTCTATATCGTGTTCCTGGATAAAGAGAACCTGAATTCTTTGCTGTAACTAAATCAGCATGAGTAATATCAATGATTTCTGGTATAAAAATCTCTTGAATTAACTGATCTTTGTAAATGTAATATTTTTCAGTATCTATTGTGTAGTAACATGTGCTTTCAAGAAAAGTCGTTGGTATATCAGCAAACGTTGCTACTTTAATTAAATTAAAAGTTGTGCTATTTGAAATCATTTTTCAATCTTTATTTTTTTTAATTAATAAATTGATTCAATTACTTGAGATCCTTCATCATTAATATATTTAATTTTTAATGCATAATCATATGTTTTTACCCACATAAATATAGTGTCAAGTTCAGAACTTTTAGGTTCAGATGAAGTTGCCCCTGTACTAAAATCAATAGCATATGCGGTGCTTGCATTAACTTCAGTAGAAGACCATACTTTACCAGCCACAGATAATCCCATAGCTACTCGATTATTATATATTTCTTGAAGTTCAGCTAACGTCGGATAGCATGGTATTACTCCAGGTATCCAATCTCTTTGATTTAACTCCCATCCTAAACTGCTTTGACCAGAATAAACATACTCTGTATATTGGCGTAATAATCTAGTATTTATGTATACTGCACTATTATTTTGAATCAATCCATCGACTGTGTTTATTTGAGACGGGCTTACTTGCCACACAGCAAGGTTACTTCCAGGTTCAGCAAAAAGATTAGTCACTACTCCATCAATTAATTCAGATCTATAAAATAGTAAGTTTGGATAGGAAAATGAATTCTCCATATAATTATCGCCTAACGCATATGTCTTTGCATGAGGTTGCCTATGCGCAAAGACAGTAGATTTATATTTTTGGTATAAGTGTCTAGTATTATATAAACCTAGTCCATGTTGAGCATCTTCAAATTTATTATTAATCATGTAATCAGAAAACACACACTGATTTAATAAACAATTAAAGGTGTTTCCAGAACAATATGCTCCAAAAACTGCATTACTAACCTGTGACAAAAAGATATTTCCATATGCTCCAGTATTAATATATCCTTGACCTAAAATAGGATCTGAATATTCAGTAAGTGCATCAGTTCCTCCAAAACCTACTCCAAATGATGAAAATTCAACTCCTCCCCCAAAAGTATTTGCCGCTGCCGACCCTTTAAATTCACATGAATAAATTCTTTTTCCTTGATTCCATACAAAATCTCCATTAAACGTAGTGTCCAAGATTTCATCAAACGTACAATTCCAGAAAAAAGTGGATGATTTAATTTGTATTTGATTCATCACAGATATTCTACAGTTTAAGAATCTAAATTCATCATCCGCTGTAATATTTGAAATACTTGTGAATATTGAGTTCGACAATTCAAAACCATGCGTGCTATTAACATTTGAAAAATATCCTGAGATAACACTCTCTCTAATCCCAGAATTATTTAAAGTAAGGTGGACATTTGAAATCGATGAAATAGTATTGGAATATATTTGACCTCCCCTAAATGATACATTATTTAATATTCCCATCTTATTATTTTGAAAAGTACTATGTATTGTAACATCGCGCACTCTTTCTAAAGTATTTGATCTAAACATTCCCCCAATCAAATTTAAAACAGATCCATTAAACACATTGTTAAAGGATTCCTGTTTAAACGTAACGTTTACAACAGGTCCACTAAATCTATTATTCATCATGTCTTCATTTGAAAATATGCCTAAAACAATGTTTGGTAAATCAAACGGATAGTCATTTACGTTTATTCCATCTGCAGGTATTGATCCACCGGAATTAGAAAAATTCGTATACTGTGTTCCTAAATAATTATTGGATCCCTGTGGAATAGCTAAAAATTCTTGGAAACTTTCTCCATTATCAAAGAATTCAAAATATTCATCCCATTCAACATTTTTATATCTTTTAAAGAGTACATTTTTGTGATCGAAATCAGATTCATTATTTTTATCATCTATTCTCTTAATAATTCTACCTTTAGTTGGTGTATTGGTAACTGGTGTCGTAAACTCTAAAATATACTGTATTACATCATTCGGATGGTCCTCCTGAAAAGCATCCACTCCTAATTCATTATCAGAAATTGCAGTCACTATAATCGGTTCAGTTGGCCCAGTCTTTACAGTAGGGTTTGTTTTGGGAGTCCCATCATTATTAAAATCAGGCTGATCATATACCGTTTGAAAGTCAGTAATTCGATATTTTTGACCAGTTATCAAAGTCCCTACTGATTTTGCAACAACTAAATCAGCGTGAACAATATCAAGTGCAGCAGTTATAAAATTATTTGTCCCGCCTGTAATAAATACTTCTTCCTGTAAAGAGTTTCGATAAATATAATATTTATCCGTATCTTGTGTGTAATAACAAACGTGTTCTGGAAAATCTGCAGGCACAGCAAGAATATTTGCTACTTTTACTATTTGAAATGATGCGCTATTAATTGACATAGTAAATTTTAATTATTTATTTTAAAGTATTGATTTAACTATATTTGATCCATATTCATCTATATAAGTCAATACTACTGCTCCAAAATGGCTCACATATTTAATTGGAACAACTTTGTGTATTTCAGTCTTTGGTAAAGCTAATACGCTCCCGTCTGAGAAATCAACAGCATATGCGGTCGTTGCATTTATTTCAGAAGATGACCAATATATTCCGCTTCCGAAAATTCCTAAAGCCACTTTATCTGCATACATCAATAGCAATTCATCTAGCGAAGGAACACATGAATTACTCGTATCTGATCCATAATACAACACTTGACTGATTGCTCCTCCTCTAGAATAATTATCCTCTTTTCCTATCATTACTGTATTTGCATAGCCTGTGCCGACTGTCGTTCCTGTCGCTCCAACAAAACCAGTTGAGCTATTCATAAACGGCAAATCTTCCAATTGAAAACTAAATGCTCTTATCCAATAACGATCGTCTCCATTTTCATCTATATCTTGAAATATAAGAGGAGTATTACTTAATGTCACCAAGTTATCATCAAATATCTGTTGAGTTATCTTTACTGATCTTGTATCAATCGTCGTTGCGATTGGACTAACTAATTCTGGTATTCCCGATAAATCAGTCGTGCTATTAAATTGATCTCTTGCGATTCTCTTAATGTGAGTATTTTGAAAAAAGTCAGGGAAGATTACTTCAGGTAAAGAACAGTCTACGATATTCCCGGAAAAATTTGATCCTATTTCGCTCGCAGTCACTTCAGCCTTAAACACGTTTGAGTATGCAGTATTTGATACCTCTCCATCGAATCCAGCGGGATATAATTGCGACACTAATTCTCGACCAAATCCTGAACCGACTTTATTATTTGTAAATCTTGGTCCAAAGTCAGAATATCCACAAAAACCATAAAAAATATTTTGTGCTAAAAAATTTCCTTTGCAATAAGCGATTGTATCTTGATACACCCTATTTCCAATAAAAGAGTTAAAGTCGCACTGAAATAATCCGCCGTTTTCATAGAACCAGCAATTATTTATTTGGCTAGCTGTGACCCAAGCAAGTTCAGCGTTTTTTCCGGAATTATTAAATTCCAAATCACTCACATATGCTATGTTATTTGCTCTGATTGCAAGATTACTCTGTTCATCAAAAGATGATGTCACATCATAAAGTTCGACAAAAGTATTAGTATCAATATTAATTGTTCCAATTAGACTGTTAACATGAGAGGCAGTCGTTTCTCTAAAGCTGCCTCTAATGTTAACATAACCTATTCCTTGAATCCTATTTCCAATAAAGTTTTCACTGATTTTAACGTCTTTGCATCTATATTCTATTGTATTTCCTATACACGACCCCCTTTGTTTGAATCCAACTATCACTTTAGTGACTAGTCCAGCAAATATGTTAGATGAAGTTTCACCACAAAAGGTGGAATTTGTACAAGCAGCTAAAAACTTATTTCCGTGAGTTATATTATCTAGAAAAACGATATTTGGAAGATCAAAAATCGGCTCTACTTCCCAACTAGCATCGCTATTTGATAAGTTAGCATAATACGTCCCTTCAATATAATTGTTTTGAGGTTTTTCAAAGTTACTGAGATCAAACATTGTGCGTTCTGTCCAAGCATTAAGTTTAATCCATTTGCTTCCATCATATTCCATAACGTCTCCCACCTCAACCGTTATTGGACCTGAGCCAAAGTCTCTAGTTCCACTAGTAGAACAAATAAAAGTATGATAATCGGTTGGATATTGACTATCAGATAATATAGGAACATTTGTAACAATATCATATTCTCTTCCTGGATAATCTTGTGAAGAATCCCAATGGTTGCAATATAAAACATCATTCGCGTATAAATTATATGGAAGATTTACATATCTCTTAAATAAGACAGTGCGATGATCGAAGTCAGTTCTGTTATCCCATTCATCAATTCTCTCTATAATTCTACCCTTTGTTGGAGTACTTGAAAATAGAGTAGTATATTCCAAAATATACTTTATCTTGTCTAAAGGATAGCTTTCCTGAAAAGCGTCTAATTCCAATTCAGACTCAGTAACTGCTTTCACAATTATTGGGTCTATTGCTGACATTTTTAGCTCAACTGTAGGTTTAGGCAAATATTCATCCATATAATCAGGCTGATCGTATATCGTTTGAAAGTCAGTGATTCGATAACTTACCCCAGGAATCAATTCCCCAGCCGCTTTTGCGATAACTAAATCAGCATGTAAAATATCAATTAATCCTACGAATGATCCGCCACTAATGAATACTTCTTCATGGATAGAATTTCTCCAAATATAATATTTTTCTGTATCTTGCGTGTAATAACAAATGTGCGATGGAAAATCAAGAGGCACATCAGTATATGTTGCAACTGTAAGTATTTGAAAAGTACTAGAAATCATAATTTTTAAAAATTTTTAATTTAAGTCAACTATTATTGTTGCTCCATATTTGTCAACGTACTCTAATTTTAATGAATAATCATATGTTTTACTAAGAAGTATAGCTGGTTTAAAAGTAGAGGATTTTAATTCGTATGATGCTATACCCGTTGCAAAATCTATCACCCATGCATGGTCTATATCATATTCAGTAGATGACCAGACTTTTTCTGCAAGAGTTATACCTAACGCTACTCTATTATCATATATTTCTTGTAAATCATCAAGTGTTGCTATAAATAGTCTAGTTCCTAATTCACTAGATTCAGGCGTGAGCATCAAAGATTCACTCAATTGATATACCATAGGGTCAGATTTAATATATGAACTATTTAATAGCCTAGTATTTTCACGGCTTTGTTCAAAACCACCATTAGCAGTTCCAATTAAAGTAAAAGGAGCGATTTGCCAAGCATACTCTCCCAATGAATTACTTAAACTATCTGCATTTATAAAAATATTAGTTAACTGATTGTTTATTATCTCAGACTTTATAAAAACTGGAGCACCTGCGTTTACTGATTGTCTATATGTGTCACCGATAACATATGTAAAATTATGTGATTGTTCTAATAAAAATATTCTAGTCTTAAACGTCTCATATAATTGCGGTATTCCAGTAAGATCAAATAATATCGGTATTCCACCTTTCTTAAAATATGAGTTATCAAAGAAATTATTAGTTAAATAGTCTCCAAAAACCATATCACTTCCTTCACCGTTGAACGTATTTCCATTACAATTATAACCAAAGGTCAAACTAGTAAAATTACCCTTAATAACATTTCCTATAATTTCACTTATTTCGCGATCTGCCATTGTATTAGGGTCATCATTATATTCACTAAAATTAGTCGTACCGAAGTTTGGACCAAATACACAATTCGTAATGTATCCAAATTCATTATGTGTAGTGCGACCTTTAAAAATACTATTTCTTATAGACGCCCCTCGGTTATTTACAAAGGGTCCACTGAATGTATTATAACTAAGAAGCTTAATGTCGTTTGTACCAAAAACTAATTCTTCCCCATTTGTACCATAATTGAATGTATTATAAACAAGTTCACTTATCGAGCTTGCATGCATAAATACCGGTGCTTTAATATTGTTAAACTTAAACCAATTAATATTACAATCAACAATATCTAACGAAGCATAATTACCAATAAATAAATTACTAGAAAATTCATTTAATACGCTATTCGATATTCTTATTTCTCCAATAATATTCTCAAATGCGCCTATTATATTATTAGTAATTGTTTGTCCTTCTATTTTTAAATCGGTTAATTTATTTACTTCATTCGTATCCCAACCATTTCTTGAATAAACGTTTGATATTTCACCGAATTTATTATTTAGAAATCTAACACCATACAAATTTGTACATGAACCGTTGATTACATTATTTATAAATAAACTCAATACTGTAACATTCATTACATAACCATGAAATTTATTGTTTACAACAGCGTCTCCTGTAAATAAATTTAATATAATATTCGGTAAATCAAATACATAATTAGCGGCAATCGTTGAATTATCTTTAAAATTATTAAAAGTATTTCCTAAATAATTATTTAATGTGTCCGGCTGATTAGGTATCGCTAAAAATTCTTGATATGCTTCTCCATTATCTCGATATTCAGCAAAATCTCCTATTTCGTCAAAATATCTTTTAAATAGAACATTTCTATGATCAAAATCAGATTCGTTACCTCTATCATCAATTCTTTTAATAATTCGTCCTTTAGTTAAAGTATTAGTTACTGGAGTAGTAAACTCTAAAATATATTGAATTATATCATTTGGATGATCTTCTTGATATGCATCTAACGAAAAGTCATTAGGAGAAATCGCAGTTAAGATAATTGGTTCGATTGGCCCAGTCTTTACAGTAGGGTTTGTCTTGGGCGTTCCATTTAAATTAAAATCTGGCTGATCATAAATTGTTTGAAAATTAGCAATTCGATACATCATTCCAGGTTTAAGAGAACCTGTCGATTTTAATGTAACTAATTCTGAGTGAGTTACATTAGTTATAGATACAATCGATACTGTCAATGGATTCAATACTGTCCCATCTCCAGTAACAGTAGTTCCATCTGTTTCAATACCATTAAATTTTACAATTGGATTAGTTGGGTCTACATTATATACTTCAACTATTCCTTGACCATCATCTGATATGCTAATTACTCCTCCGCCTGATCCTGAGCCTTCGATCACAGTCAGCGTTCCAATGCTATCTATTTTACAAAGCTTTCCTCCAAGATCTAAATTAAATCCTATAAAATAACTTCCAGGTTCAATTTCAGTATAATCGAGTGCTGAAAACGATACTTTAGGAATCTCTACTCCCTTGCTGTACATCAGTTAAAATTTTTTATTATTTATCTTAACTTAACAAGTATAATATCCCTTATCTATATCCTTTTAATAAAAGGTCACACCAGCAACCTTTGTTATTAAGTTGTAGTATATTGTCCCTACATGAGTCCTTAATGATATTGGGTCTTCACAGCATGTATCATTATTAAAAAGAATCGGAATACCGGTGTTTGTAAATTGGTTAATGACAGTTCCGTCTGATGTAATAACATTATTTGTTATTGTCAACGCTCCTCCAATATATGTTGTAATACTAACATTTGCTAATCTATCTAGCGGCGCTCCGCACCATCCAGCATAAAGTTCCACTTGGACATCATTATTTTGACTTATTCCAGCAAGTTCAAGGTTTTTAAAGTTTATCAAGATCGATTCTCCCAATCCGTCTCCTGAATCATCACCATGCTGATATAAGTAAGATTGATTTATCGGCGTAGTCATAGTTGGCGTAATATAAGGTTCTGCATTTGTGCCTGACCATGGGAAAGTTTGACCGCATCCAATTATCTTAGTGTCCTCAATTGTTCCAGTATTAGCAAAATGAGTCGCTGAGTCCAAATCATATCCTCCATTTGCATATGAATACGTCACGATCATGTAATCAAATTCTTGAAGCTCAATCAGGTCCTCTCTTCGAGTAGAATATACTAGTTTTTTTATTCCTATCATCTTTTAAACTTTTGTGTTTCCTAATAAATAATACGTTTGCGGAGTTTGCCCCTGTTCAATAAAGACAGAGTCATATTGCCCCTTTATCTTATATCCACCGATTGCATTGTTAATCGCTATTGGAAGAGTAGCGGCAGGATCAGCTACGATGGTTATGTCACCAGTTCCATCTTGTAATATTCCTACTTGAAAACCGGTCGGTAAACCTTCTGGGATAGTAATTGTGCCTGCAGTAGTTCCGTTAGTCACTATTATTGAATATCCATCATCATCTGCAGTAAGAACATAATCAAGAGTCACGAATTTTTGAGGGTTCAACTGTGAA